CGGGTCGGGCAGCTTGTCGCTCAGCTCAGCCTGCTTGTCTGTGCCGAGCGCGACGATTACCGCGCTTGCCAGCTCCATGGTCTCGTCAATCAGCCCCGACGACAACTTCAACCAGTCGAAGCCGGGAGCCACGTCGTCAAGATTGACCTGTACTAGGCGAAAGTCCGTCATGCAGACACCGAGAACTTGGGAATGAGCGGTCCACCGCCCTGAACCTTGACCAAGTCCGAAGGAGCGTCGATGCTGACGCTCTTGCCCGTGCTCTTTACTTCGACGACGTCGCTGGCATTTACAGTGAACGTCTTCACGTTGAAGGTCGCTGCGCCGTTAGGGTGATTGAACACCAACCCGTTCTTATCGAGCGTCAGGTTTATCTGCGCTGGTCGTCCAGCCTGCTGAATCTGTCCCATCTTCTGACCGCCGCTGGTCTGGTCTCCACCGGTTCCAGAAGACTGCTGGCTAGAACTGTCCTGCGGCAGCTGGTCATCGTCCATGACCTGCAGCACGACCTTCTTGCTGTTGGGCACTGAGCCCCATATGCCGTCGCGGCGGAAGTGGACCTGCTGCCCCTGGTCGTCGTGCATGGCGACCTCGCCATTCTGCAGCTTATACAGGCGATAGCGCCGGTCACCAGCGCAGAAGACCACGCCGTGACTGCGCCCCCCGCCCATGAAGGTCATGAATCCTTCCGCGCCGGTGCGGTTCTGGCCGTTACTACCACCGCTCGGAGGCTGCACGACCGATGTGAACCCGTACGGGTGAACGTGCTCAATGCTCTGCTGCTGCTCCTCCTGGAACCCGCTGACAGTGTGGAACTGCATGAGTTTCGTATCGTCGACCTGCTCGACGATGGTGCGGCTGGAGGCGTTGCCTACTCGCTCCGCCGCCATTCTGGTTGATAGATGCCTCATTTCGTGACTAGCGCCTCACCTAGCGCGCCGAACCCGTCAGCGCGGCACAGAAGAACGTCAGTGAACGTACCTCGGTCTGACTGGCGATGAACGACTGCCTTGATCATGAACTGGAACTCGTCCTCAGGCAGAAGAGACGGCGAGATGACCTTTACCTGCTCGCGAACGTGGTTCCACCACAGACTGCCGTCAGGGCACAACCATCCATTCACCTCCACGTCTCCATCGACCTGCATGTACTTGGTCCAGTCTCCCTGATGGTTTGCGCGCAACTGCATGGCCTGCGAGTTTCCCATCTCTTCCGCTATCAGTCCGAACGGTCGGTTGACCGGGGGGTCGACCGAAGTCTGTCCGGTCGGCGAGCGATTGGCATCGGCGCTGTCGTTGCCGTAGTCGTGGCCGCGCACCGTGATCTCGTCGACGTGGTCGTTGTTCTTCAGGAGAATGCGACCGCGCTCCAGGTTCCATCCCTCGCGTATGGTCAGCAGCCCGCCCGACGCGCCGCGAAACGCCGTGATGCCGCCGTTGCCGTCGTCGATCATGTGCATGTTGCGCATGCGCGAGAGCCTCTCGATGAACGCGAAACGCGTCTCGCCTATGTGCTCGGAGACTCTCGGAAACGGCATGTCGCCCGACGCGGTGACCGAGAAGTTGACACCCACCTTGCCGAAGACCGAGGAGCCAATTTGCTGCAGCGTCTGGTTGACGTACTGTCCAGGCTTGCCGTCGACGGTCGACGCCATGACCGACTGGCCGAGTGACGATATCCCGATCTGAACCTGATGGTTCTCCGCGTCCACCACAGCCTGCCGCAGGTACACGGTACCGGACATGATAGTCTGCCCAGCCAGTGACACTGATACCTTGTCGCCCGGCTGCAACTTGATGCTCTTGATCGTGCCAGCCGGAGCTGGCCTGGACAGATTCTTGTCTATCTCGGCGCACGTCAGAAGCACGTGGTCGATGACGTCCTCGCAGCTGCGCGTGGCTTCCAGCTCGGTCCAGATGTCGTACTTCTGGCCGTTCGCCTCCACGATGGCGACTTGGTCCGGGCGCGGCACTTGCTACTCCGAGAGTGCCATGCCGACTATCGGCATGAACAGCGGGTTGATTGGCTTGTTCTCGTAGATCAGCTCCTGGAACCGTGACGGGTCCTGATACAGGAACTGCGCCAGCGACAGGGCCGAGCGTCGTCGAGGAGTCGAGTACTGTACCATGTTCGGCAGAGGTCGGGACCTATTGGCTAGGTCCTTGGACACGGCGGAGTGCAACTTGATCAGAGCGCGATACGCGACGTTGTCCAGATTGTTGGCCGCGACGGTCTCTGCGTCGCTGAACGACGCGTTGATGGCCGCGAAG